CTAATTAGAGAAATAGACTAATGAAGAAACTTGTTAAAGAGAACTGGATAGTTCGTTACTGGAAATTCCTGAGACATTGGAGAGCACAACGAAATGCCATTAAACAGCTTAATCGACTTACTGATAAGCAACTTAAAGATATTGGAATTAATCGTAGCGATATCGATCGTCTGGTATGGCTTGAAGAAGATAAAACAATGAGAGGTCGTGGATAATGGATGTTAACTCCATTCAGCTATTAGAAACCAAAGAAGATGAAGAAGGTAATGTCATTATGAGTTTTGACATGGATGATGAGTCCTCCAAAATGATGGGTGAGCTAGGTCTTAAATTTCTTCTTTATTGTGGTGCTCTAGATATTTCCACAGAAGAAGCTTTCGAGATTCTCGGAAAAGAGATCGATAAGAAAAACGAAGAATACACTAAGCAAGACTCTTACGAAGTTGACGGTATTTATGGAGAAAATCACTATGCTTAAAGAGATTATCCTTGGCATTCTTGCCTTCTTTGTTATTATTGCACTTTACACTATGAACAAAGAAACCCAAGCTTATAACATGCATAAGATGGAAACTTGTTTGAACCACGGCGGCTCTTACATTGAAGGCCACTGTATTAACCTCTACGAGCCACTCTAAGGCTCACTCTCTTGGTATCTTTTCTGGGTTGTCCTTCGGGATGACTTGGGAAGGATACCAAGAGCTACCCTCCTTTATTTTTTTTTTTTCGAAAGGAAACATTATGATTACCATCTGGGTACTAGTTGGAATTCTGGTTACGAGTAACGATGTCTCAGCTACACCTCTGGGAACATTTACTAAGATGGATGATTGTTTTAGAGCAAGAGAGTATATCTGGAATGATCTCCAAAGGAAAGGTATTGACACGGATAACAAGCAGGTTATTTGTGTTAAGTCTAAATTGAGTGGAGTATAAACTCCTTAAAGGTGTGTCTGAAATAATACCTGACCTTTAAGATAGAGACATTCTATTCTAGACGACTTTGCTAAGGTTCTACCTAAGTGATACCCATGGGACTTCTACCGACATCTGAAAGAAGTATCCCTCATACCCCCCGCTGATGTCACACCAAGAAGCTTACTTTAGCTCCTTTAACGGGGGGTTAATGGGTATCACTTAGGTATCCTTAGAGTAAGTGTCTAGGGGGTCTTAAAGGGGCCAAATTGGTCTTATTATTTTTATTTATTATGTAATAAAAACAATGAGTTATTTAGGTACACTTTGGTAGTATTTTATTGTTTTGATTAGTAAGAAAAAATTTCGTTTAAATAAACTTTCCCAAATTAAGGAGATTTAATATGGCTGGTCGAGGAGGAAACTCGAACCCTGTTAATCAGGAGGGCGGAAGAAAGCCTGGGGCTGGTCGTCCTAAAGGCTCTAAGAACATTAACTCAATGGCTTCTGTTAGGAAGCTTGAACAACTTGGTTTTGATCCCATCGAAATGATGGTTCAGAAGTATAATGAGATACAAGAGCTGCTAGACAGCGGTTCAGTGAAGATGGGCTCTGGTGCTTATGCTCAACTGACTGCTACACAAGGCACTCTGATTAACAACCTTATGGCTTATGGTTATAAGAAGATCCCTGATAAACTAGAGACAGAGGTTACTGAAAAGAAACCTATCAACATTGTCTTAACCGCCCCTTCAAATAATAACGATAAATAGGGATAGAACTATGGAAGAAGATCGTGGCTTATCTGCATGGCACCTCTCTAAGAGCGTTCCAATAACTTTCATTTTGGCTATTATTATGCAAACTTTTTCTCTTGTATGGTATGTGTCAAGTCTTGATAACAACATTAAAAACAACTCGCGGGATATTATCCGTCATGAAACTCGTATTGAGCAGCTAGAAAATACTATGCAAGCTCAAGCCTTGACTCTTGTGCGTATGGACGAGAACATTAAAGCTATTCGTCAACTTATGGAACAGCGTATGAATGAACCCCGCCCAAATCAGTAGTATTACATATGACAGAAATAAAATTACACGAAGGACAGTCTAAAGTTATTAAAGATCTGTTCGTTGACAAGTCTTGTCGTTATGCAGTTGTTAATGCATCTCGTGGTTTTGGTAAGTCCTATCTTGCTGCTACAACAGCGCTGATAGCAGTTCAAGAGCTTATTAACTTACCTGCTGACGTACCTAACAAAAACGTTGCTCTTATTGCTCCTACTTACTCTCAAGCAGTTGATATTTACTATCCACTTATTGCTTGGCAGATGGGTATGGAAGACTTTGCAGACAAAGCATCTAAAGCTGCGGGTACCTTTTGGTTCCCTAATAACGTACAGCTTAAGCTTTGGTCTTATGAAGCATCTCAACGTATGCGTGGTACAGGTCAGTACTTTGTTGTTGCTGACGAGGTTACATCTTGGCATGGCGCAGGTATGAACCTTAAAGAGTCTTGGGAATCGATTATTCAACCATGTGTTGCTACACGTTGGTCAAGACAGAATGCTCGTACTTGGAATGCAAATCCTGGTCGTGCTTTAATTATTAGTACCCCAACAGGGTATGATTACTTTTATGAAATGTATAACCGTCAAGATACCGACGATGATTGGAAAAGCTATCACTTTACTTATAAAGATAGCCCTTATCTTGATGACGAAGAAATTGAACGTGTTAAGCTGACACTAGATCCGCTTAAGTTCGCCAGAGAGTATACTGCAAGCTTCGAAGACTCTGGTAATAATGTCTTCTATACATTTAATAGACAAGAACATATTGATAAAACTCTACCTTACTTTGAAGATAATGAAGATGTCCATGTAGCTATCGACTTTAACGTTGGTATCATGGCCTCTGTAATCTTTGCTGTAAGAGGTAATCAAATACACATTCTAGACGAAATGCAGGGACACCCTGACACAGAAACTCTTGCTGCTGCTTTGGCTACGCGCTTTAGGAATCATAAGATCATTGCGTATCCTGACCCTGCAGGTAAAGCCCGTAAGAGTTCTGCTGCTGTAGGTGTTACAGACTTCAGTATTCTACAGTCTTATAATATTGCTACTAGGGCGCACTCTAAAGCGCCTCCGATTATTGATTCGGTAGCCGCTGTAAACAAGAAGTTTAAGAATGCTGCAGGTGATATAGATATGTATATTCATCCAAAATGCGTTAATACAATTAAATCTATAGAACGAACTCAGTGGGTTGAGACCAATCCTAACTCTGCTACTATTGACAAAAAGGAAGGTGTTGAACACTGGACTGATGCCCTTCGGTACGCTGTTGAATATCTGTATCCTATTAGAGCAGGTTCTAAGGTTGTCACAAAAGGATTTAACTTCTAAAATGCTGTATACAAAAGAGTATAAAGATCAATTAAAACAAAAACACAAAGGCCAAACATGGGGTGGCGGTGTCGCTAGTAAAGCTAACATCATTGCAGCTCATGCTACTGGACTTGGTGTAACTAACATGCTAGACTATGGTTGTGGTGCAGGTGTATTTAAGAAATGAATCGATTCAGACCGTTTTAAATCGAGATTTAGGGTCTCTGAGTATGATCCTGGAATTGAAGGTAAAGATGAATTGCCTGAAACACATGATTATGTAGTCTGTGTAGATGTACTTGAGCATATCGAGCCTGAGTGTCTTGATGACGTTCTTGCTCACTTGGCTTTGTTAATGAGGGTGGGTGGTTATTTCCTCATTAGCACTGTCCCTGCTTTCCAGAATCTACCAGATGGTCGTAATGCACATCTTATTATTGAACCCGCAGAATGGTGGGAAAAGAAATTATCAGAAAAGTTTGAGTTAACCACACACTATATCGCTGAAGGGGCGTGCGCCTACTTCATTAAGAAACCTTAACATGCCCATCTGAGGATCGGCAGGAGGAGAAAATGGCAAGAACTCGAATTAACTCTAGATCTAAGGATCTAATCAAAGACAATGGTTCCGTATTGGTATCCGTTGTTCATGGTGAACAAATTAAACTTGAAATGGTACTTAGCTGGCTAACTAACCTTAGTGGTTATCAAATTACAGCTAAAGCCGCTGAAGCAGACATGACAGGTGTTAGCAGCTCTAACAATGAACTGCCTACACAACGTACTGCTCTAGAACCTGCTGAACTACCTATTCTGGATTCAGATCCTGCAGATAACAAATTTGACATCGTAATCCCTGAACTATTGATTGCTAACTATGCTACTAAACCGACTCCCAACGCACCTGTGTATGCTTGGCTAGATCTGGAAGTGGTAGATACAGGTGTTGGTGACGCACGTCAAGTATGGAAACCTTTCCGTGGTCTCATTGAGATCCTTTACAGTCCTACAGAAGAATAATAGGGGGTAACTATGACTACTTATAAAATTACTCCTGATTCTAACACCTTTTATAAAATTACTCCTGATTCTAACACCTTCTCTATTTCTCTTTCTCGCACTGGCGGTCAGGGCGCTAAAGGTGATAGCATCAGTAGCGTCTATATTGACGAAAATAACGAACTTGTTGCTGAGATTTCTAACTCGGCTGGTGATGTAATTAAAACAGAACAACTTGGTTCTATTGACACTATCGTTGCACAAGCCTCTACAGATGCTATTGGCGATCTTATTACTACAGGTAACAACTACCTGATTAATGTTGCTGCTAACGATGAAGGCTCTTATGACTTTACTGTAGAGGCTTATCAAGACGGTACTATTCCTAGCAGTCTTGTACAACGTACTGAAGACGGTTATATCCGTGCTAATGCTTTTAAGCTAGAAGCATCTAACATTGAATTCCATGATGTTGTTAAAGAAGGTGAACTAGGTTGGTCTTCTGAGCGTAATGCTATGATCATGGGCTTGACCGATGATGGTAAGCATACTTATGTTAACCAACAACAAGTAGCTGTTGTATACAACCCCTATGAGGCTCTTCCTCAAGGTACTGTTGTGTATGTTGAAGGCTCTTATATCGGTGATAGTGAAAATTTCCCAACTGTTGCTAAAGCAAGTAACAATCAAGTGGGTACATCGACTGCTGTCTTGGGTGTTGTTATGTACGACATTCCTGCCGCAGAAGGTCCAGTATTTCATAAAGGCTATGTTTGTACTCACGGTATCGTAGAGTATGTTGATACCTCTGCTTATGTAGCGGGTACTAGGGTATGGCTTGGTGTAGACGGTAATCTTGTTGGTGTAGAGCCACAAACTCCTGCTGCACGTACTATGATCGGTTATGTTGTTAAACAAGATGCTATAGAAGGATCTATCTATGTTCAAGTTCAGCCTGGTTTTGAGCTTTATGAACTTAATGATGTAAGAATTTATAACCCGCAAGACGGTGACTTTATTGCTTGGAACGCCTCTAACTCACAGTGGGAAAATATTAACCTTAACCTTACTTTTGCTTCTGATGCAGAACTCCAAGCCCTTAATGCAAGTATTCAAGCTTCTTTGGCGAATAAGTCAGATAATACTCACACACACTTGCTTAATGATCTTTCTGACGTTAACATCTCTGCTAAGACAACCTCGTTTGTTATTACTTATGATGCTGTATCTCAGAAGTGGATTTCTCGTAGGCTGAACGTAGCCGATATTACAGGTCTTCAAACAGCTCTTGACGGTAAGTCTAATGTTGGCCATACTCACACTAAGTCTCAAATCACTGACTTCCGTGACAGCGACTATGCAACGGCTGCTCAAGGTATTCTAGCAAACACTGCTGTACAACCTGGTGATAACATTTCTGACTTGGTTAATGACCTTAACTATGTAAAGAATACTGACGTTGTTACACAAGTAACCGAAGCTGCTGTTACTGCTCATGAAAATGCGCTAACCATTACAGAAGCTCAAATTAGCGATCTCAAGTCTTATTCACTAGATACTCATACACATGATCTAGGTGACTTGTCGAATGTTCATCTTGGTGCGCTTTCCGATCGTCAACTTATCGCTTGGAATGGTATTGATGCTTTTGCTAACACAAGCCCTGATAACTTGGGTCTTGTTGAAGATACTGATATTGGTGTAACTGTTCAAGGCTACACTGCTTCTCTTGATAGCATGGCTAATGTCCCTGTTACTGCTGACAAAGTACTTTATACTACAGGTGCAAATACTTGGTCATCGATGACAGTAACTCCTTTTGCACGTACACTGCTGAATGATCTAGATGCAGCTACTATGCGTACTACTATTGGTGCGGAACCTGCTGATGCGACTATTCTAAAAGATGCAGATATTGGTGTTAACGTACAAGCATACAACTCTTTCCTGACAGGTGTTAACGCAACCTTTACTAACACACTGCTAAGTAAACTTAATAGTGTTGAAGACGGTGCTACTGCAGATCAAACTGGTGCTGAGATTAAAGCTCTGTACGAAAATGAAGCTAACACTAATGCTTTCACTGACGATGAAAAGACTAAATTGTCTAACATCGAAGAAGGTGCAACTGCTGATATGACTTCGGCAGAAATTAAAGCGGCTTACGAAGCTAATGTTGATACGAATGCCTTCACTGATTCTGAGAAGTCTAAGCTTTCTGGTATTGAATCGGGAGCGACTGCTGATCAAACAGGAGCAGAGATTAAAGCTCTCTATGAGGGTGAACTTGATACTAATGCTTATACTGACTCTGAGAAGTCTAAACTCTCAGGTATTGAAGAAGGTGCTCAAGTTAACGTTGTTACTTCTGTTAACA